TACCCCTGTACTTAATGTTGGATTAGAACTAGTTGCTTGTACAGTAGGTGTATCTTCATACCAATCTTGACTACCAATTTCTACCCAAACATTATTTGTAGTTTTGTAAAAGTATTGATTAGCAGTTGTTGCTGAAGGATAAGCAGTAATTTGAATAGCGTTAACAGCGTATCCACCAATATTGCCTAAACTAGATATCGGAACACCACCTGAAATATAACTAGATTCTGTGATTACGATAGGAACTTGCTGTGTGAATAATCCAGTTGTTGCATTGAATTGGAAGATACCCCAAGTTGAAGTACTTGTATCTAACCACCATGTACCATCATCTGGAGCGCCAACTGGTCTGCCTGTTTGACCAATCAAACTAGCAAGGTCAATATCCGCTCTTAATACATAACAACGATTTGATGCACCTAATACAGAATAGGCTGCTAATAAACCATATTCATTAAGTTCATAACCTTGAATCGGAGTACCATTTGTCGTAGTATAGAAAAATGGGGTGCCATATAAACTAACCAAATCTCGTTGACTAGTAACTTGATATAACTTACCTGCATTTGCTAAGGTAGTTGCCGGCGCTACACCAAGGCCAGCTGGATCAGCTTTGTTTTGTGCAGTAGCTAATACTACTAAGGGAACGGAATTTGTTGGAGCAGGAAGATATTGACTCTGATCAATAATAGTTACTTCTACGCCGGGGCTCGTTAAACTCATTGGGTTTCTCCTAAAATGTCTACTATTATTTATAATAAACTTCAAAAAACCATGGATAATCACGGTTCCCGTACCTTTGAAGGTTATATAAATAAATTTATGACAGCTACTAGGCCTATCTGCAAACTATGTAATAAAAACTTCTGTGCCATTAACTATAAGCGTAATGGCATAACACATTACAGAAGTATATGCGATGAGTGTGGCTCTAAAAAAGTTAGGTCAAAACCTAGAAAGCCAAATTGGATGAAAAGTGGCTATCATAAAAAACCCACATGCGATTTATGTGGGTTCCGTAGCGTTTACAATTCTCAAACTACAGTATTTCATATAGATGGTAATCTGGAAAATATCCAATTGACCAATCTGAGGACTATATGTCTTAACTGTATAGAAATCGTAAAACGAAGAGAGGTAACATGGCGTCGAGGGGATTTAACTGTTGATAATTAAATCTATCTTTTTATGTAGATCGTCAATAGTCCCGTCATTTTCAATATGAAAATCATAATCTAACCCCACACTACTATATTCGCTAGCATGGATCCCTGCTTTTTCTAAAAGTCCTCTACTGATAGCCCAACTTAAATTTCGGCTAGGTCCTTTATTATAAGCTTCAGCGGCAGGATACCAACTTGGGTTTGGACCTCTATTAACCCTAACAGTAATCCCACCCGCTTTCTTAATAGATTCTAATTCATTTTTAAATCTACAATCGGTAATCACGATATCATCTTTGGTTTGTCGCAGTTTATTTTCTAAACTTGCTATCCAAATTTCATCATGGAATTTATTGCGGAAGATATCGGTTCCCCAATATTGTAAAATCCATCTTGGTGTGATATCCATTCCTAATCTTTTAGACCACCATTCATCACGCTCTTCGCGCCATTCACGGCTGCGTTTTGTATTACCTTCTAGTAATTCTCTATCCCAACCAAAGATTCCTGAGATAGCATCTTTTAGAGATCCGGCAAAACTAACTGACTTAAAGCCATGAAATGTAGTTAAATAATTAGCAACTGTACCTTTGCCACTAGAAATCAATCCACAAACACCAATAATCATGAATACCTCTGTGATGATTTCAACAGTATATTACAAACAAATGAAAAATAAAACTGATTTGGTTAACCTTGGATCCAAGTCAATGGTTGACTGTAATCAACATACCGTTTAAGTTCATCAATCAATTCTTTTTGAAGCTCTTTAGCTTCATTCTTCATAGCAGTACCATTCAAAGATGATCCACCACCTGGTCCTGCAATACTAGCAAATTTTTCACGGGCTTCACCAATGATTCCCTTTAATACAGCTAAAACAAAATCACCAATCCAAACACCAGCACCTGGATCTTGTAAAAGATTCTCTTCGGTTTTCTGTACATCGGCCCAAATCAATATCCGCTCACCTGTACCTTTAAAATCTCTTACAACACGCAAGACTTTGGATACAGGATCAAATGTATAGGTCACATATCCACCAAACATCCTAGCCGCTAACTCAACATATCCAGCATAAAAATCATATGTAGCCATACCACCTGTATAATTATAATTCAATAGATAGGTGTTCAATATAGCACTGGAAAACGGATCAAATGAACTAGCTGCTGGTCCAGTCTCTAAACCAACCGTTCTTCTAAAAAGTGCTCTAACATTGATAAACTCTTGTGGTAAAGTGTAAGTATCAACATTCTTAATAACCGTCATCAAAGTATATGACTCTGCTGTGGCATTTTGCGCCCGTTGTCTATAAATCTTGATGGCATAATTGTATGCAGCTTCATAATGCTGCGGATCTAACTCAATATCAATTATACCATCACCCAATCTTAATCTGAGGTTATTGAATAATGCTTGTTTTAATTCAATTAAAGTTAAGCCTGATGGTGTGTTTAATACATTAGCTACTGGACCTATAGACATATTGATTACCTAATAATATGTATTTATCAAGTAACACTGTGGTTTAGTTCATTTCGATCTATTCAAACAATTTATTATAGGTGCTATTAGCTATAGTTAATACTTTCTTCATTCCGGAATCTGGAATTCGCATAGCATAGCTGCTTCCACCACCGCTCTTATTTGGTTTATGTTCTAGTACTCCGTATTGTCCACCTCGAATTGTTTGGCCAGGTATAATTGCATTTTGTATAGCAAGTTTGATTCTACACTTTTCATATGCTTCTTCAAAAAGTTTTTGTATATCTTGATGAGTAAAATCAACCATATGGCCATTGGCATCAATTTCTCCTGTTATAGGATTGTTGGAAATAACAACTCTCCATTGTTGGAGAAGTTTTTGTTTAAAAGGAGTATCATTCCAATTTGTATTAATGATATCATTATATGTCATCGTCCCTACTGTGTGCATGGAACTAGAAGTTTTGCTTCTACTTTTAACTTCAATGCCAGGACTATTCTGGTTTACCCCTGGTAAATCAACCGTAGCAGTAGAATCTACTGGAAAGCCCTGATCGCGCATTGCGATTTCTAAAATTTTACCATTTCTACCATCTGTTACTTTTTCAGGGTTTGAAAAATTGACATTAGATAAATCCACTTTCAATGTTTTTACCATAATATTACCAGTAGCCATTATAAATCTCCTTCTTTACGGTTCTCACTATAATATACATCAAACTCACCACTAGGATATCTAGCTTTAAGCTTGTTAACATTCTCAACAACAACATCATTTGGATCTAGCCCAAGTGCCCTACAAGCATTGGTCCAATACCAAATCACATCTCCCAACTCTCTTTTCAAATGAAAAATAGTTTCTGGGGTAAGTGGCTTGCCTTGAAAAAATACTTTTTTAATGATCTCTTGGAACTCACCACACTCACTACCTAAACCAATCGCTGATGTAAGCAACAAAGGTACATTAACATCTGGTGTGCTTTCTTCTAGCTTATCATCCCATGCCCCATCTAGATAATCTAAACGATTGATAAATGAGGTCAAATCATTGCTATCTCGGCTTGTTACAGCCTCGACAAATTCACTATACTTCTTTAAATCAATTTGCTGTGTCATACTAAGTCCTTAAACATTTTTTTTCTACCATCTTCGCCAAGTTCTTGGTCAAAGATACTCCTAACTAAAGTTAACATCGCACAAGCCAACATCAAAACATCTTCCCTATTATCGCACATTAGAACCTGTTTATTAACAGGTTCCATTAATTCGGCCATTCTTTCTGCAACTTCACCTTCTTTGATGTACTTACTCATTTTAAAAAGCCTTCAAAATAACTGTACGCTCACTAGTACGACCTTTAGGTGTAGTAGCAACTGCCTTAACTTCATTAAAGAATTTCCTACCAGCTGGCTTACCCAATTTCAAAAACTCTTTGAGTTGTGCTTCTGGTTTGCGTAAAGTCTTGGTCTGACTCTTAGTAGTATCAAACCCCAAAATAGAAGTACCTTTTACAGTAAAGGTCTTGCTATATTCATCCGCAACCAAATAAGTCAATTTACGCAATTGAACATCATACAAGTATGCTTCGCTTGCACCATGTAACTTACTAGGATGGATACTAGTCAAATCAATTTTTGTCGCAGGATCTTTGTATTCTTTCAAATACTTGACCCGTGCTACAATCTTCTCGACTGGAATAAGTTTGCGTTTACGGGGCAATTTACTTGCTTTTTTAACGCTGATATATGAATTGAGATCGGTGATAACGCTATCAATAAACTTGATGACATTACGGACTTGAATCTTTGAAAGGTGCATATAGCCTTGAACCAATTGAGCATCTTTGCCCAATTGCACCTCTTCAAATTCTGCTAATTTGTTTTTCCAAACATCAGTAATGATACTGATATGCTGCGGCATAACATTAAACTTGGCAACAACATCAATTGTTTTTTGTGTTGTTTTGCCAGTTGTGATGAATTCATCAAACAAACCCTCTAATTCGCCGGCTGCATCACTTGCCTTTTCACGCATGATTTCTTGCACATTGGGCCGATTAGATTCTTTGACTGGTTCTTTAACAGATTTATCAACCTGAGTTAAACTAGCTTTAGCAAGTTGTGGATTGGTATGAGTTTCAATCAACCGATTGATCTCATTGTTTACCCTAAAAGTTTCCTCTTCGGTTAGTTTAAGACCACGCAGACTCATACGAGCCAACCAACAGATAGATAGATTCAATTCCGAATCTTCTACCTTGCGTAGGCTTTTACCTTGTTCTGGTTTGCCCACAGAGTCAGCATACTGTACCAACAAATCCTTAGCATCTTTGCGTCCCAAGAACCTACTATACCAACGAAGACCTTGAGACAGTGCTGCGGTACGATCTTCTAGGGTAGGTTGTGCCTTGAATTCAGGCTCAGTACCATAGTATTTGGTATCCTCATCCTTGACATTCAGGGTTTTAACAACAAATTGGGTAACAGCTTTCTTGATCATGGTTTCTCCTAGACTTGACTATCTCTTATGATACACTATCACTGAAATCTTGTCAAGTCCTTCATATTTAGTTGTATAGAAGCAACAGATAAATACTATATGCCCCGCTTATCATTATACCGTCCAAATAAACAAAATGATTACCGATTTATAGATAGAACCATATCGGAGATGTTGACCGTTGGTGGAACAGACCTTTATATACATAAATATTTAGGTCCAACTGATCAAGGTCCATCAATTGATTATACCCAACCACAATATGATGCGCTTAATCCAACTAATATACAAGATTTATTGTTTTTAGAAAACCGAGATAGAACATATGATACCAGTATATACAGATTACGCGGGCAATATAATGTACAGAATTTAGATTTTGATTTAAGTCAATTTGGTTTATTTTTGAACAATGACATTATATTCATTGTTGTCCATTATAATGATATGATTGACATTGTAGGTAGGAAATTAATGGTAGGTGATGTATTAGAATTACCTCATCTATTAGATTACAATCCATTAAAAGAAACCATACCCACAGCATTAAAAAGATTTTATCAGATTACTGATTCTAATTATGCCAGTGAGGGTTTTTCTGTAACTTGGTATCCACATTTATGGCGTATTAAATGTGAGCCATTAGTTAATAGTGAAGAGTTTTCACAGATATTGGCTGCACCAATTGATCAGGATAATTATCTTGGTATATGGGATAAAACTAAACCATATCCTGCAGGATATGTAATCACATACGGGGATAAAAATTATAAAGCAATTATTGATGTTCCACCTGGTATATATCCACCAAATACAACATATTGGGAGCTAGACTTGGCAGGTAATTTAGCTGATATACTTTCAACTTATAACAAAAACATTGAGATTAATAATGCTGCTCTTAATGAAGCAGCAAGGATCGTACCATTATCAGGATATGATACCAGTAAACTTTACATTGTACCAACATATGGCGTATATGAATCTGATGGTGTACTGTCAGGTAAAATAAATCAACCTGCTCCACCAATCGGAATCAATACTAATTCATCTGGTGCACCTACTACGGCTACTGGTACAGTGCAAATGATTCGCAGTCCTGAATATAAAAATCCTAGTCCGGTAATCAGGGTAAGTCCAGCAGTGATGAAAAGTATTTGGGACATGACGGTTGACATGGACCTCAGTCAAGAGCCAATCGATAAACATGTCCAGCTCAATCTACAGATTGCAACCATTGCACCAGAAAAAATTGGTAATGGTTCAGGTGCTGTATCTGGTGATATAGTATTGACTGCTGAATCAATGGGCGCTATTACTGGACCATATGGAACGGCTGATAACACTTATGCAACCGCTGATCAAGATCCTGAATTACCTGGATTCACCGGTACTATATCTACACAAATGGACTTTAGAGCAGATTGCGACCCTGCATTTCAGTTTATTGCTAGAAGTAGCCCTAGATCATTTGGTTATACTACAGCATATATGTCAGGCGATGGTACTCCACCAAATGGTTTCCCATTAGGAATAACACCACCTGTTCCAATGTATCCATTACCAGAAGGTGTGGTTGGTGCGAATCCAATTGCTCAAGTATCGCAAGAAGAATATTTAGTGGCAGCAGCATCTACTACTGGTTCTGGTATAGCATTTCCTATCAATCCACAAGTTGGTGATTATTTCTTGAGGATAGATTATCTACCACAACTATTATATCGTTGGGATGGTAAACTATGGATAAGAATTTCAAGCAATGTAAGAACTGATACTGGATTCACACAAGAAGATAAATCATTGTTATCTACCTTCATAAATAATGATCAGCAGACTAAGCTAACTAATGGAACATATATTCCACAAAAGCAAGCATTGTCTACTATGTTACAGATACAACCCGATCCTATTCCACCACAAGTTTAAAAAATGGCTGCCTTCTTTTATGATCAACAAATACGCAGATTTTTAATTCAATTTGCGAAAATCTTTTCTTCATGGTATGTTACCAAAGGTAAAGATCCAGCTGGTAATGAGATTTTAGTGCGAGTACCTATCATGTATGGTGATAGTAGCAGACAAGCGGCTACTATTATAGCAAACAATAGTGCTAGTAATCTACCCACTGCACCATTAATTACCTATTATATTACAGGATTGGAATATAATCAATCATGGACACAAGACCCTACATTTGTTGAGAAGTTAAATGTAAGGCAACGAGCATATAATGAAGTCACACAGACTTATGAAACTACGCAGGGACAAGCATTTACTATTGAAAGGATAATGCCAGTTCCCTATACTTTAAGAATCACAGTAGATTTTTGGACTACTAATTATAATCAAAAATTAGAGTTGATAGAGCAATTAGGTACATTATTCAATCCAGCATTAGAAATTCAAAGTACAGATAATTTTGTAGATTGGACATCATTGAGTGCTGTATTCCAAGATGGGTTGACATTTTCTAGTAGAACCGTACCAGTAGGCACTAATAATCCTATAGATATTATGTCATGGAAGTTTAGAATGCCTATATGGTTGAGTACCGCTGCTAAACTTAAGAAAATGGGCGTTATCAATAAGATCATTGCATCAATTTATACTGGTAAAGCGTTAGAAGATATGCAAGATGATGCTTTCTTATTGGGTACCAGACAGAAGATTACTCCATATGGTTATAAATTATTGTTGATAGGAAATACATTACAGTTATTGCCTGCTAATGAAGCTTTTTATCCACCAAATAGTGATCTAGATGAACCTCCTCCGCCCAATACTTCATTGTATTGGTCTAGTTTATTGAATGTATATGGGACTATAATACCAGGTGTTTCACAGATTTGGTTACAGAATCCATATATGAATACTGATATTGTAGGAACTATAGTACCTGATCCATTAGATGATAGATTATTGATTTATAATATTGACCAAGACACTTTACCACAGAATACATTGAGTCCAGTTAATAGTGTGATCAATCCGTTAGTAGTAGGACCAAATGCAGGTTTACCAGGTCCTGTTCCTGGTAGAAGATATCTAATAGTTGAGTCGATTGGTTCAGTAGGTAATTCAACTGTAGCATGGGGTACATTGGTTGCTAATGCAAATGATATCATTGAATTCAATGCAGGTTTAAACAAGTGGGTAGTAGTGTTTGATAGTGAAGCTACAAAGACAACTGAATATGTATTAAACTTAACCAGCAATATA